CAGTAGCTGTAAGGGTTGTACCATTAAGCTGGAAAGTACCGTTGATATTGACTGCTGACTGACTTAGCTGTAGTGCACTGTTAGTACCACTACCGTCTTGAATAGTCTGAACTGAAGTAGTTAGACCAGCATTGTCACTACCAACTTGTAGTAGCTGCTTATAAGTATTTGCAATATTTTGACCAGTAAGTGTTGCCATTATACATTATTCCAATTGCTAGTTTCGTTTTCCCAATTTACGTTAGCATTATTCCAGAGTATGTTGCGATCATCATTAAGTGGTGGACGGGGATCACGGATTGAAGGATCGTCAAATGTATTTGCAACTCTGTTCTGCGGATGGTTTTTTAAATCAAATTGGCCTTCCCAATCAGTAGGGCAAACCAACATACCATAACTATTTTTCTTTAGAACACGATGTGGATACTGAAATCCGCATGTGTCACATATGGCAATTGCCCTTTTGTTACTAGCCATATTATACTCTATTTAGTCGTGGTTTCAAATAATAACTTGCTCTTTCACGATCTTCTGACATTGCCCTTGCAAGACGTTCTTCATACTCTGCCTTAAGAAACTGAATACGACCACCTTCAACACCGGGACGTTTCATAGATAGCTGATATGCCAAACCAGCGGTAAGACATGGTAAAAACCTTCTGGAAATATCAGCAGTCTGTATTGCAGATTTATTAACATCTTCCATATATCTCACTTTTTCAAACTTAAGAAGATCAGTAGTATTTTCAGGAATAGGCCATAGATAAACTGTTACCCCTGCCTGTCCTCTACGAACTGCATACTGTGAAGGTCTGCCTGTTTGTCCCTTACGGGGAAGACGTAAATACTCTTCCATTGAAATACGCTGAAGTTGTAAATCGGTTTCATCTCTATTAACAACGACCTCAAGAACATCTACAACTGTTGAGCCTAGATCATAAGCTGTTACACTAGTAGATACTGAAACCGTTGTAGTGTCAGCAGTCCACAGCAAAACGCCACGATTCTGCCAATCCTGTAGCAATAGATTAATTGAACGACGAGCAGACTTAGGCTCATGACCTAGTGTCTCTTCGCCACCAATCATCTCAGTTGCTTCTTGGATAACTTCGTCAATATCTAATGAGAAGTTAAATGTTCCTGACGTTGCCATAGATTAAACTTTCTTAGTCAGAAGAAGATGAATTGTCTTTTAGATTTACTTCTTTGCCAGTTACCTGTGGGCCTTTACGTGCTGCACCAAAGCCCTGACCAGTTGGTTTGCCAGTTGACTCAAAGACATCCTTTGGATCATTAAAAGCACCAACATAAAACTTTGAAGTATACTCAGTTACCTTTGCCATTGCGTTTTCCTTTCTTTGGTTTCTTTTTGGTTCCGGGTTTTGAAACCTGCTGGGCCATGCTTGATCTTCCCATTGCCATCTTACTTTCCTCTACGTTTAATACCACGAACTAGTTTCTGTGACTTAGGCGGCATCTTCTTTGATCCACCCGGACCAGCCCAAAAAAACTTATCTGCCCAGTATGCAGGACTTTCTTTACCACGTGCAATGTTTTTTGAATGACGTGACTTAAATGACTTACGTGCTTCAGGAGAATAATTGTGGCCCATACTCTGTGCACCAAAGCGAATTACCTTTACACCGCCAGAACCTGTACGAACGGCTACTACGCCTTTCTTAGTAGGATGGCTTGGTGTCTTCTTTGGTTTATTGAGACCTGACAAGCCATAACGCTTTAGCTTTGCCTTTTCTGAATCACTAAGAGCCATTATGCTTTTCTCCTATATGGCTTTACTTTCTTTGCTACAGTCTTTGGTTGCTTTACAAACTGTTTCCCTTGTTTAGTACCAGCCCGTTTTGCCTTAGTCGTTGCAGCATATTCTTTTGAACTTAATTTCTTAATTGCTTTTTCAGGAAGGTATCTTTCACCAGTTGCCTTTGGTCCTTGAGTTGAAGGTTTACCAGACTTAGTACGCCACTTCTGTTTGGTCCAAGATGAAAGAGACTTTTGTGTTTTAGATTTACCACCAGTATAACCACCACCTGCAGCTTTGTAACGCTGTGCAAGTAGCTGGGCTTTACGTGCTGACCACTGACCAGCTTTACCGCCCTTGCTACCTGCCATTACTTCATTCTTAATCCGCTCACGCAGTTTTGGTTTTGTATACCCTGCCACGTTTCTTTCCTTTTGGTGTACTCTTACCTGCACTGCTTAGTGCAATTGCCACTCGTTGTTTTGCAGGATACCCTTCCTTCTTTAACTTACGAATGTTTGCACTAATTGTTTTTTTACTAGTACCTTTTTTAAGAGGCATTAGTTACATTGCCTTTCCATAACCACGCATGGCACAACCTACGCCACGTGGTTTAGAAACTGAACCTCCAGACTTATAGCCCTTCTTTTTCATAGAACCACCGGCTTTACGATTCATAGCTTTTCTAGCATCGGCCTCCATCTTAGCCATGCGATTACCACGAGCTACTGCTCCCATATCTTCGGGAGGTGTAGGTTTCTTTTTAGGTTTAGCTTTACTTGTGTCCACTGGACCACCTCCTTTTTTAGCAACAATATCTCTACGCTTCATGTCTTTAATTGAAGCCTTTAACATATCCATCTTTTCTTTATTTTCTGAAAGGTATTTAATACGATCTGTTCCTGACATACTATCAGCTTTATTTCGCATTGTTTGAAGCTGATCTTCTTTTTTATTTAAGGCTTTACCTTTTTGTCCCATTGAATATGCAGTCTTTTTATATTCAGGCATTTCACTCTTTGCATACTTACCCATGTTAGGGCTTTTAGTTGCAGCGGTTGAAGCAGGTGTGCCTAGATCAGTAAGTTCTTTACCCATCTGTTTACGTGTTGCTGTATCTGCAGCTTTTTTTGAACCTGCTTTTTTAGCAGTAGTTCTTAATACTTTAAAACCTTCTTTTAAAAGTTTTCCTTTAGGCATTACTTTGAACCTTTCATTGCTCGGCCATAACCACGTTGTGCAGCACCACAGCCACGAGGCTTACCAACCTTACCACCTTTTTTAAACTTACCAGTTGTAGTAAATTCATCACCAACTTTAAAATCTTTACTCTTGGTCATGTTAATAACTTCAGGTTCTTTTTCACCTGACTTAGAAAGTTTTTTACCAATCATGTAAGCAGGGCTAAATGCAGATAGTACATTTTCAGGACCACCTTTTGATGCAGCATATGCAGGTGAAAGGTAAGAAAGAAGCCCACCCTCTGCATAATTACGTTTTGTCTTTTTCATTACTTTGTACCTTTCATTGCTCTGCCATAGCCACGAAGAGCCATGCCAACACCACGAGGTCTAGAAGATTTCTTGGCTACCTTACCGCCTTTTTTGCGACGGCCAACACTTTCACCCATCATTTCAAAAACATCTTTAGTTGTTTCTTCAGGTGAACTATACTCACCACGCATCATAGAATCAATCTGCTCACGAGCATAACCGGGATCACCTTCACTAAATCTACGACCAGTACCTACACCACCCTGTCCAGCTTCACGTCCCATGCGGCGCATAAACTCTTCACCCGTTTCATTCTCTTGTCTAGAAACCATATCACGTGCACGTTTGCGGGTCATGCCTTCTTTAGCAGTAACCTTACCTCGTGTACGTTGTGGAACTACAGTTGTTTCAGCTTCATCTGGACGACCACGCATACCTTTCCCAAGCTCTTTACGCTGTTCAGCTTTAGAAGTTTTAGTTGTAAGGTTACGTGCCTTACGTGTACCAGTAGGAGTTTTTCGTGGGGCTGAAGCACCTTTCTTTTTTGCGCGTTCCTTCTTTTTATAAGCTTCACGTGTATCACGCTGCATCTGCTTCTTAGCATCCTTAACAGCTTCATCACCGTATTTCTTTACGGCTTCACCTCTGCCTTTTGAACCGGCAAACTTAATAATTTCACGAGCAATCTTTGCAGTAACAGCCATTTACTTTCTCCTGTAAAACTTTTTAATTCGCATTGGGAATGATAGTGTTGTCGCCACCAGCCGGAGAAAAAGGCGACTGCATGTCGTCGCGCCTTGTACGACGAGCTTGGTTCCTCTGCAAATCCAAGATTTGATTGTAGACATTTTGATAAGTCCCTACTTGTGAATAGTTCTTCATGAATAACATAGCCTCAATCATTGACGCATTGAACAAAAGATCATATGCGTAATCACTAAAGTAATTAGTTTGGTTTGCTGAAGTTAATGCGGTAGGTTTGTTAACATGAACAATCTCACCGTTAACTGTAGAGGCGGGTGTTGGTGCAATTAAAATTGTTGTGTTATTTCTTCGTGCGTAATACTTTGGCTCTGACGTTGAAGCTGATACAGGCCAGTAGTCATTAATAAATTCATCAGTACGCTGAAGAAGATTAATCTTTGAACCATCGCTTGTAATATTTACATTCTTAACAATACGAGTTCCTGAAGGAAGTGTCACCTTGTTATTACCTGCAGGTACTGCAACAGACGTATACGTAACCAAACCATAGTCGTCAAGGTCTTTTGTTAATCGCTCTTCAGCACGATTAACCATATTAGGAATATAATTATAAAACTCTGTAGAGTCATCCTCTGCAGCAGCTATAATATCTCCAACAAGGTAAGTGTAATTAGCCATAGAAAACCGTAGTCGTAGCAGTAGAGGTTGGTGCTGAAACTTTTACTGAACCATACATTCTTACGCCAAGACCGGGAAGATAAACATCATTAACATCATTAGCTGTTGTATTAACATACTTAATGTTGTTTCCGTTTACTGTGCCATAGGCATCGGTTTCAGTTCCTGTAATTAGAAACGTACCAACGCCTGAAGACTGTACCGCATGAAGTCTTGTGTCAGTAACAGTAACACTGGTCACAGTATCAAGCACTGCGCCACTACCAGTTACAAAGCCTACTCTAATATTTGATGCCATGATGTTCCTCAATCATTTGCGCGATATTCATTACATTATATCGCATTAGTTAGCACAAACAAAGCAGAGAAGGGACATTACTTTTCGTAACACCCCTTCTCCTTTTTGTTTACCTAGCTAAGTTAATTAGCTTGGGTTTGCGCCAAAGAAACCGCGCCAGTCAGACCAGCCAAAGCTATAACGCTCACGGGCCTTGAAACGAAGGTTGCCTGTGTCGAAGTCCTCTTCCATCTTGGTAGCAAGAGGTGCACGGACAAACATCTTTGTACCGTTAGGTACATCGGTCTTAAGGAACCAGTTATTCGTATCAGTGAAACGACGGTTTACGAAGAAACCACCGGGAACCATACCCTGATTACGAACACTGTTGATGTCATTGACGTTGGTTGCACCGTTTGTAGCGGTGGTTGGGTTAACGCCAATTGTGGTTGACATCGTGCTGTTAAGAACCTGATCGGCAGTGAATACTAGATCGGTTGGAACATGCAGTGAAACTGCCTGTGCACCGATTAGAATACCACGGTCGTCCTTAATCTTAGAGATGGCAATAAGACCAGCCTCTAGTGAAGACTCACTCAGATCAGAAGCACCAATTACGTTGGACTGGTTGCCACTAAGGGTTGGGTGAGAAGCAGAGAATAGGGCAACGCCGTCGCCACCTGCATAAGAACCACCAGTGAAACCGTTGTTGAAAACATCGGCGGCTTTAACCTGTTTGGTGTTAGCCATTGCACGGGCAAGACCACGTGCACGAAGCTTGGAGAACGTATCATAAAGATTGTCTTCCATTGCTTCTTCAGTGATGGCAAATGCAAGTGCTACAGTCTCGTGTGTATAACGAGCGGTGTAGCCTTCCTGTGCCTGATCGTACTGGACTGAAGCACCTTCGCCCTTTGTTGGGGCAGTGCCGAAGCCAGTGAATAGGACTTCCTCTTCAAATGCACGATCTGAATTTTCAGTCTCAAAGAGTGAGGCATGTTCGTCATCGACGCTGCCATACTCAATGCCAAAGATGGCGTTTAGACCGGGAAGTAGTTCTTTTGCAATACTAGCTCTATTGATAGCCATTTGTTAACCCTCCTTAGTTAGCTGAAGCGTCGGCTGAAATGTACGCATCAACGTGGCGTACAATCCGAACTTCAAGTTTGGGGAAGGCACGTTCGGCAGCAACATTAATGTCATTACCGGGTTCATCAACTACAGCAATTGGACGAAGCATTGCGCTGCCGGTTGTACGGGTAGACGCATCTAGTGCGAAACCTGAACGACCAGTAACGGTTGAACCTGCGCCAAGTGCAACTTGGAAGTTCTGTGAGTTGATGTCACCAATTGAGCATGAAGCATCAGCCTGTACGACGAAAGTTGCCTGTGGGTTATCAACTACCATTGCATAAGCATCGGAAGCTGAAGTACCAGCAGTCCAGAAATCGGACCACTTTGGTTCCCCGTTGACAACATAGCGACAACCAATAAAGACACCCATTGCCTTATCGGTGGTTGTAGCTAAAACATTTACATACCCTGCAGCATTTGTAACGATATCACCATTGAAAATATTGCTGTTGTATCCTGAAGCAATTGGATACTCATTTGCACCAGCACTATTTGGTGAACCACCACGGATGCGTGAAGGGCGAAGACCGTCTGGATTTGCAGTAGCAGTCATATCAGTTCTCCCTTGTTAATACTGTGACAGCAACAAAAGACAGTCTCGACTTCTTTGATTAATCATCAAAGGAAGCCGCACGGCCTCGTGTTACTTTAGTTCTACTAGAGTTTGAAATAGGCATTGCTGAATTGCTTTCGCGCATAAGCTGGGCATTAACAGCATCAATCATTTCTCTACTCTTATTCTCATAAAATTCTTTTCGGGACTGTGCACGAGCCTTAGTCATCTTTGCTAGGGCCAAATCTCCACGACAGATTGCGCCAGTATATTTCCCTTCCTCTTTCACGAAAGAGTTATGAGCCATTTCAGGAACTTCGTCGATGGTAACAAACTGCCATCCTTCAGAAAAACGCTTACCAACATTCTGGATGTCATCTCTGCCCTTAAGTAAAACGCGAATCCAACGGAGCGTCATGCCTTCCTGATCGAAACGATCCTTGACAATCGGCGGGATTGTGAGCCAGTCTTGCTCTTCAAATACGTCGTTTTCCATTTCTCTTGTCTGGACTTCCCTAGTGTTCTCATTACGTGATGTTGTTGTACGTGTCATAGTATTATCCTTTCAGCGCATTAACCAATAGTGGTATATTCACCTGAAGAGCGTTCAGCTTTAAGCTTCTCTTCAGCGTATCGTTCAAGTGGAATCCCCCACTTATTTGCAAGACGGATATCTTCTTGCGTAAGCTTGACCTTCTTTCCAGAAGAGGGAGATGCTGGTGTGCGTGACGCACCGGCAACCACCTGAGTCGAATTTGACGCACTCGACTTACGAACTGCAGGTTGCTCTTCGACTGCAGCAGCCTGAAACTTATGTGGAAACTATTCGCGCATACGGCGATCAATCTCTCCATAAAACTCATCGTCTGAAGGATCGAACCCTTCATTCTTTAACTCATAGTCTAGCGCAAGTGCTGCTGCAGTCATTACGTTGTCAGAACCAAACCACTCATTCTGTCCTGCCCATTCAACAGCCCTTGGATCATACTG